CAATGTACTTGAAACCGTTGCAGAGCGCGACATAACAAGGTTCAAGAACATTCTTGACTTGCCAGTAAAAGAAGTATTGGTTCACATGGCTTATATGCGTGACTACAATGCAGAACAAAAACAACTTTTAAAACGCGGTTTCAAACATGTTTAACCAAGTCACATACAACGTACTTATTGAACGCTTCAAGGCGTTCGCTTCTGGTCATTACAAAATTGAACGTTTTTCGCACGGGCAAATTGACGTGACCGACATTGACAAAGAGCAGCGCTTTCCGTGGATGCACGTTGTGCCAGTAACAATGCAGCCTTCAAGCGGCTCACGTTCTTTCACGCTTGACGTAGTGTTTGCAGACATGCCACGCGACAAAGAAAACAAAACGGAATACCAACGCGAAAGTCTTTCTGACTGCATGCAACTTGCAGAAGACCTGCTTGCAGAAATAAAAAATGGTGGTGTAATTTTTGGCGAAGACGTAACGCTGGAAGAAGGTTCGGCGGTTCAACCTTTTATGGAAGAATACACGCACGTATTGACTGGCGTTACTCTTTCGCTGACACTTACATTCCCTTGGAACTGGAGCGCTTGCGACATACCAGCGGACTGGTCAACTGGTGGTTCTTCTGGTGGTGGTTCTGGTGGAAACATTCCAGCGCTTGTGTTGAAAGTAAACAGCGTTGACAATGCAGTTCAAACAATTTTGAATTTAGTCAATGGAACCAACACAACTGTTGAAGACCTTGGTGACGGTCGCGTTCGTATCAATTCAACTGGTGGTATTACTTCTGTTTCTTGGGGCGACATAGTTGGAAACATTGCAGACCAACTTGACCTTGCGTTGTGGTTCAATGAAAAAGCAGACGTGTCAAGCCTTGCAGAAGTTGCGTTCACTGGTGATTACGATGACTTGAAAAACAAGCCAACTATTCCAGACGCTTCAACATTTGTTCCATACACTGGAGCAACTGCTAATGTAAATATTGGAGGCAATAAATTTATTGCTGATGACGGTTCAGACAATTCACAAATGAGTCCAAGTTTGTTTGGCGTGCAAAACTCTGACACTACAAAGTATTCATATTTGGACAAAACTGGTTTGAATGTAGTTGACACTGCTGCTGGTGACACAATGAATGTCAACGCTGGTGGTCTTACATTTCCAGACGCTACAAGCCAATACAGTGCAGCAGTTAACGCAGACTGGAATTCAATTAGTGGACTTTCTGAAATACTGAACAAGCCAATTGTTCCAACAGAGTTGAATGACTTGAATGACGTGAATGTTTCAAGTCCAAATGATGGCGACACATTAATTTATTTTTCAAGTGGAAATGAATTCAAAAACCAACCATTAGCAGCGGTTGCAACTTCTGGAGATTACAACGACTTAATAAATACACCAACACTTCCGCCAGTAATTGGTGACATGCTGAAAAGTGTTTACGACACAGATACAGACGGTGTTGTTGACGCAGCGGAACGCATTGAAATAATAGTACGCAATTCAACTGGTGTTACATTGAGCAAAGGTCAAGTCGTTTATTTGTCTGGCGCAACTGGTAACAGACCAAACGCACTACTTGCAGACGCGTCGACTGAAGCGACAAGTTCAAAAACAATTGGCTTTGTTGTTGAAGACATTCCAGACAATTCAGACGGAAGTGTTGCGGTCAATGGAACGCTCCACGACTTGGACACTTCTGCTTTCTCTGCTGGTGATACACTTTGGCTTTCAGAAACTGCTGGTGCATGGCAAGCAAACACGCCACCTGCAGAGCCAGCGCACGCAGTGTTTCTTGGTTACGTTGCACGCTCACACCCAAACCTTGGACGTGTAGTAATTCAAATTCAAAACGGTTATGAATTGAATGAATTGCATGGAGTACAAATTTCAAGCGAAGCAAACAACGAAGCACTTTTGTTTGAAAGTTCAACTGGTCTTTGGAAGAACAAACCAATTTCTTCTTCTGTAATTAGTGACGCGAACGACGTTGGAAAAAATTTGTTGACGCTTGCAAACCCTTCTGCAATTCGTTACTTGCGCGTGAATGCAGACAATTCAATTTCTACTTTGTCCGCTGCACAGTTGAAAGCGGAACTTGGTTTTATTACGCAAGTGCAAACGACACAACTTACAAATTCCTCAACCACTGCTGGCGTGAACATTAGTGGCTGTATTGTCGCGCTTGAAGCAAATACAAACTACACTGGAAGAATGTTTATTGCTTCTGGTAGTGTTCCAGTTGTTGGTTTTACTTTGACGTTTGACTTTCCTGCTGGAACAAGTGTTCTGACTGGAAGAATAAATTCGTCAAGCGCAACAACCGCACAAGTAATGTCTTGGATAGGAATTACTTCTGGCGTTGCTTTGTCGCCAAACTTTGGACCAGCACAAAACCAAGGTGGTTACAGTGAAATACAATTTTACATTTCCGTTGGTTCAACTGCTGGGAACTTTACACCGTCTTTTCGTAGTGGTTCAACTGGCAGTGCAATTACAATTTATGCAAACCTCACTTCAATACAACTTCAAAAACTTTAAGCATGAAAGCAATACTACCACTTGACATTTGGGCGAATGGCGAAACAAAAACTGCAACTTGTTTGAAGTTGTACATTTCTTATGACAACTTGGAAACGAGCGCTGCACTTGTCTACCAGTTATGCGACGCATACGACGTTACTATTTACGAAGGTCAAGTTTTTATTACTGGTCAAAATTATATTGACTGGGGCGCAAGCGGCGACAGCAATACAGAAGCATACACGATTGCAGCAACACAATTGAACTTGACACTTGCGTAATGGCTGAACTGGAAAACATTCGTGCAATACTTGAAGCATTCGGTGACGAAGTAGTTCAACTTGCAAAAGAAAATTTGGAAAGACCGCGAATGATACGCGGCAAGAAAGCGCGCAGAGTTGCAAGCGGCAAATTGAAAAACGACTTGACGTATACGTTCTGGAAGCGCGGCAAGAAAGACGTTTTAATTTTCACGACACGCACAAAAGAAACGCGTCAATATGCAGACGTAATTGAGCAAGGTCGCAGACCGTACCCAAACAACCCAGCAAAGACACCACCACTGGAACCAATAATGAATTGGCTGCGTATTAAAGGCATTGCAATACGCGGAAGCAATGGAAGGTTCATTGAAAGAAGTCAAGACAATTACAGAAACGTTGCGCGTGTTATTGCGCGCTCTATTCGCATTCGTGGTATTCAAGGAATTCACTATTTCAAAGAAGCATTTGAAAATACATTTGACCAGTACGACCCAAAAATTTTGAACGCTGCAATTGCAGACTTTGAAATGCGCTTGAAGTCGAACAAATACATGAAATAAAAATGGCACTCACTGCGGAACAACAACCATACAACTGGACAGCGCGCGGACAAAAAATTGTCTTTCGTGTTTCTTCAACTGAAACCTCACAACCAAACTTCAAGTATGGTGTTGAAGTCACTGTTGCGTCAACTGGAAAAATATATTCTTTTCTGCTTGACCCTAATCCAAATGACTTGAAACTTTATTTCGACATGACTTCATTGGTTCAATTGCAGAACATGGAAACTGGAAGCGAAGGAACTATTGCACACTACACGCCAGTTGAAACAGTGGTTGACGAAACTGCTGGTTTTGGTTTTGAAAATTATTCTGTTGTTTTTTCTGAATGGTGGCAAGTCACTGGAACACTAACACCAGCAGGTGCTGAAACAATGCCGTACAGTTTCTATGTTTTCAACGCATACATTCAACCCTTCTATGGTTTCAGACCATCGCCAGAAAGTTCAAGCGCTCCAACTAAATACGCACTAACTTCAAACACTGACTTTGCTTGGTCGGACAGATGGCTGCTAACAAGCACACCACCACCACAACTTTCATTTCCTTTTGCAGTGTCGCAACTTATTTTTATACCAGCATACAATTCTGACTACGGCGCAATTGCTTGTCAAATGGGAAAGGCAGTAATGTCTACCAACGACGCAAGCAACGCAGTTTTTGGAATGAACACTGGAAGCGGTTTTATTTCTTGGACAATTAATCTTGGAAATAAACCTTTTGCTCATTTAGGTTGCTATCCAATGAACTTGAATGACAGTTCCAACCCATCAGTTGCAAAGCCTTCTGTTTATACAAATTGGGAATGGTATTCATTGAAGTTCACAAACCTTGCAGGTCTTGACAGAAGCAGAACATACGTGTTCTACAATGCAGATAAATTTGGACAGCATGACTGCAGGTACAATAAAATTCGTCTTGGTTGGGTGAGTATGCGCGGCGGTTGGGATTACTTCACATTCATTAAGCGCAATGAATGGACGAACAACATTGAGCGCAAACAATACGTGCGTGTAATTGAAGACGGCTCAAGTCAAATTTTCGACCCTTCACAAAGACAGTATATAAGCAGAAACAATTCCGTTGAACGAATTCTTACTTTGTCTTCAGACTGGATTGAAGAAAATGAATTCATTTATTTGCGCAACTTGTTTGCTTCGCGTCAAGTTGTAATGCTTGCAGAACCTACTGTTTACAGTGTAACTTACTCGCCAACAAAACCAATTGTTGTTCCAGTAATTCTGCAGGAGAATTCATTTGTTGAACAACGCGGACGCAATGGAAAGTTGGTAAACGTTTCATTGAAAATAAAAGTTGCACAAGACTTCTGGACATAATGAAAGCACACGTTCAATTAAAAATAAAGCAAAGCAGCATTTCGCAAACAGTAAGCATGACGGACTTACTGACCAGCGACATGGCTGTTAACCAGAATTTTTTTGTCACTTCTTCTGGAAACATTTTTGCTGATTACCCAATTGGAAGCAAGGTTGAATTTTACGATACGGTGAATTCAGTTGTATTGTTTACTGGATACGTTTCCAGCGTCGACAGCGTGAACAATTTCGTTTACTTCAACCAGCAAACTTCAATTGAAATTATTCATGGCACTGGTGTTGACGTTTACGTGTATTGGAACGAAGGCACAGAGGAAGCGGTTGACCTTTACGAAAATGAAAGCATTTCTCAAAACTGGCAGTTCACAGACTTGAATTCATTTCAACCGCTTGGAACATTTACGCGTGACTTCAGAATTCCATATTCAAAAAAGAATGCAGAAACACTTGGTATTTTTTACGACGTAAATTTTGTTGACGTTGGAAATGTTTTTGACCAAAAGTTTCCAGCAAAAATTTTTGTGGACAATGTTATTATTTCAACTGGAGCGCTGCGTGTAATAAACATTGTGCTGAATAAAAACGGTTGGCACGACTTGCAAGTTTGTTTTTATGGTGAAACACCTCAGTTGTTCATTGACATAAAAGACAAGAAACTTGGACAGATAAACGGACTGTCAAACTTGAACCACATTGTCAATGCGTATTCAATACAAATGTTCAACATACTTCTGGACACGCGTTGTTATGCGCTTATTGAGTGCGGTCAAAAGTTTGGAGAAAATAATTTAGGCAGCACTGGCATTGAATACAACAACACAGCATTTGGAAACCCAAGACTTGTTTCTGCATTGACTTTGTGTTTGTCGTGGGACTATTTATTTGAGGCAATTATTGTTGGTGCTGGTTACGAACTTGAAGCACCTACATTGCTTGACACGCTGAAAGACTACTGGTGTCCGTGGCTTGGTAAAACTGGAAAAGTAATTGACCCAGAAAAATTTTTATTCCGTCAAATTCTCAACACTGAAACTCCACTTGGTGCGAACTTCTGGAACTTAAACAGTCAAGTTTCTTATGACGCTTCAAACCTAACACCAGCGCCACCTGCAGTGGTGTCACCAATTTTCTTGACGTTGCTTGACAACAGCAATTCTTGCGGTGATGGAATTTACACTTGTCCAATTGACGCTGATTACAAAATTGGAGTTTGGGCAACATACATTTTGGACACTGCGTTTGACCAAATGAACGCGTTTGTTCGCTGGACAAAAGTTGCAACTGGTGCAGTACAAAACGTGCAAGTGTTTCAAGATAGCATGTCAGTTGGAAGCAATGTTACCAGAAACATTTACGGAATTACTTCTTACAATTTAGGTTACATAAATGCAAGCGCTGGCGACACGTTTGAACTTGTGTTCATGTACAACGATGGAACTGCAATTGGTGGTCCTTACAACTTGAAGTCAAACACTGGGCAAACAACTTACTACACACAAGGCAGCGGTTGGGAGTGTGTAGAAATTCGACCACGTGGAAACGAGTATTACCGCGACATGACTTGGGACGCACCAGACGTTTTGCAAACAGACTTTATTTCAGACGTGTTGAAAATGCACAACTGCGTTGTTCTTCAAGATACATTGAACCCAAAGAAAATAAAAATTGAACCGATGGTTTCTTTTCTTGGTTCTGGTTCAACTGAAGACTGGTCAACAAAATTGGACACGTCGAAAGACGTAGTAATAAAGAGCGCTGCAGAATACCAAAAGAAAAAATTGGAGTTCACATATTCTGCTGGTCAAGACCGTTACAGTAAAATTTACACAACCGCTGGAAGAATATATGGTAACTACAAAATTGAAGGCTACCCAATTGACAGCATTGGAACTGTTTCTCAATTTGTCGATGGTGAATTGAAAATAAATTTGGTCACACAGTCAACGCCAACACAACTGCTTGGTTCATGGATTACGACAAGCGGCTTCACCACTGTTCCAGCACCACACTTCGTTGACGACAATTGGAACTACGTACCACCTGCGCTGCGTTGCTTATATATTGCGGCAATGCAAGACATTACCATGCTTGACACTTTTTTGAATAAAGTGTATGCACAAGCGCCGTTGCTTTCACATTACAACACACTCACTCCAAGCATTGCAGATTACGACTTGAATTGGTCGCCAGAAACACCGCTTGTTTCAGTACCAGCGCAACCGTTCAATAATTTATTCAATTTGTATTGGCGCGAATACCTTGACCAAATTTATTCTGGAAGGGTGCGAATTATGGAAGCGCATTTTGCATTGACCTTGAATGACATTCTTGAATTTGGTTTTGACAAATACTATTGGATAAAGGATGCCTATTGGCGCATACTTGAAATTAAAGACTACAAGCACGGACAAAATGAAAGCACTGCAGTTGTTCTGATGAAAGTAGTCAACGAAGCAGTTCAATGCAATTTAGTTCCAACGTCAAGCGACGCGTCTGGTTTGGTTGCATGGGAAGACCTTGACGGCAATGCCTCAGACGGAAATGCTATTTGCTGCAATTTGTATGGATGGAGTTGGAATGCGCAACTGCAACAATGTTTTGCAAACACTTCAACAGAACCAACTGACGCAACCGCTGCACGCTCAATGTTTGCTGGCAGTTCAGTAAGTGTTAGTGAAAATTCAGTTCCAAGTTTTACAGTTGCTGTTGGTCGCGACATAAAAGCAGAAAACGCACTTCAAAATAATTTACTACTTCAAGGCGACGCATTGAATGTACTTGGTGAAGTTTCTTACACGCAAGTAATGGGCAAGCAAAACGAAATTGAAGTTGGAACATTCACGCGTGGAATTCAATTGTCTGGTGTCAATGGAAAAACATTATTGACTGGAAGACATTTCGCTGGTGGTGTTCGTGACAACTCAACTCCAGTTGGTGCAATGCAAACTGGTGAAATTCTTTTTTACAACGCCACTGTTTTCATTGCAAGCGGAAGCCAGCAGTTCGTTTATTTGGACAATGGTGTTCCATTTATTTTTCCAGAAAACACAACTTGGTTTATTCAAGTTGAAGCGCTTGCTTCTGACAGTTCAAACTTTTTTATGTTCAGCGAATTTCATGGTGTACTTACAAACAAAAGCGGAACATTGTCTGTTGACTATTTGAACCCAAAGTTTTTCGCTGACAGTGTAGGAAACCAATTTGAACTTGAAGTAAAAATAAACGCTGGCACTTCAGACTTTTCATGCGCATTGAAATGCAACGACGTTGGAACAACACCGTACAGTTTTCCAACGCCAGCATGCACGCTGACATGCAGAATTAAATACGTTCAAACAAGATGAGAAAAGGCAACGACATACTTCCAACGCTTCACTTGCTTCGACGCGGCAATAAAGTTGAGCGCTTCAACTACACATTGCGCGGAAAGAAACGAGTGTTGTTTTTCTTTCTTCAATTGCTTTCAGTCGTGTTTGGCTGGGGCGTTCTTGTTTACTGTGCATACATTTTATTCGTTAAGTAATGGCTGAAAAAGATTACCAAATAAAAATAAGTGTCGACACCACTGGTGCAATAAAAGGCATTGACGGAATTACCGAAGCGTTGACTGGTGTTGAAAGTGAAACCGACAAGACCACACAGCGCATTTCTGAATTGCAGAAAGTGCTGCAAACATTCGACCCAAAAACAAAACAGTGGCAAGACGCAGCAAGAGAATTCAAAGAACTTGGTGGAAACACAAACAAATTGAATTCTGGTTTGAAGGACTTGCAGAACACGCTTGCTTCAACAGCACCAGACACGGATGAGTGGAACGCATTAAACCAAGTTTACATTGACCTTGGTGGAAGTGTGCAAGAACTTACAGACGTTCGACTTTCAAAGTTGCAAGAAGAACTTCAAACACTTGACCCAAACAGCGACAAGTGGAAAGAAGCAAGCGCAGAATTCACGCGACTTGGTGGAACGCTTCCAGTTGAACCAGCCAAAAGTTTGAAGGCGCAAATTCGCGAACTCACAAACATTCTTACTTCTGGTCAAATTGCAGAAGGCACTGCAGAATACCAAGCATTGAAAGACCGTATTTCAGAACTTAAAGACAAGTCACAAGACTTAAACCAAGAAATTGGTGCTGGTGCTGGAAACGCTATTGAGAAAGCAAAAGGAAATTTTGGGTTGCTTCGCGAACGTCTTTTGAATTTGGACTTTGAAGGAGTTGGTGAAAGTGTCAAAGGTTTTGCAAGTGCAATAAAAAACTTTTCATTCAAGTCAATTACAGATGGAGTGAAGGGTGTTATTTCTTCATTTCGTGCATTGACTGCAGCGTTGTTATCAAACCCAATTACTGCAATTCTTGTCGGCATTACGCTTGCGGTTGCTGGTATAGTTGCAGCGTTTTCATTCATGCAAGACAAGGCACGAGAAAATACTGCGAAAGCAAATAATGAAATTGACAAACAAGCAGACTATCGAAAGCAACAAGAAAAAAAAGAACTTGCAGAAGTTGGAAACAATGCAAAGAAGCAATACGAACTGAAAAGACAATTTGCTCAAAATGAAATAAACGACACAAGCAACAAAATAAAAAACCTTGAAAGACTTCAACGCAGCAACTACGGTTTAAGTGAAGACCAAGAAAAAGAATTGGACACGTTGCGCAAACAGTATTCGCAGCAACGCGTGGACTATGAAATTCTGGCAATTGAACGCATGAACGCTTTGAACCAAGCGCGTGTTGACTTGGACAGAAAGTTCAACCAAATTGGTTTGACCGAAAGACAGAAAGCACAACAAGACATTGAACTTGCACGCATTGACGAAAAGAAACGTTTGGTTGCACTTGGAGCAACACAAGCAGACCTTGAAAAAAGTGACGCAGTATTTCGCGCACAACGCGCACAACTGGACGCGAATTACGCGAAGCAAGACGCAAGCGCAGCGAAGTCAAAAGCAGACGCGCGAAAGTCAGCGAATGAACAAGAAACAAATGACTTGAATAGTTACCGCGAAAAAGTTTTAGCAATACAGCGCGAACTTGCTGCAAGCAGTCAAACAGAAGAACAAAAAGAATTGGAAGCAGTGCGCTTGAAGTACGAAGAACTTGAGAAAGAAGCGGTGAAAAACAAACAAAGTTTGGATGAATTAAAGGAACTTCAAAAGCAAGAAGAACTTGCAATTGAAACTAAGTACAACAAACTTTTATTGGATGAAGTGCGCAGAGCGCAAGAAGAACTTCAACAAGAAATTGACGCGTATGCGCTGGAGAATGAAGAAGCAAATAAGACGGCGCAACAGAAAGAACTTGAAAAAATTGGTGAGTATTATTTTCAAAGAATTGAAACGCTGAAGTCTGCTGGTCAAGACGCGTCTGGTTTAATTGCAGAACAAGCAGCGAAGGAACAAGAGGTGCGTGATAAGTACGCGCAAGAACGTCTTAACAAAGAACGCGAAATTGAAGACATTCGTTTGATGGCAAGCACTGCTGGACTTCCAGCGCTGCAAGCACAATACGAAATTGAAAAGGTTGAGTTGCAAAGACAGTACGAAGACAAAATTGCACTGGCGAAAAAGAACGGCGAAGACGTTACTGGACTGGAAGCGGAGTACCAACAAAAGCAACTTGAAGCAGCGGCAGCATTTCAGCAAGCAAGAATAAACCAGTCACTTGACGCGGCGAGTGGTTGGCTTACTTCATTAAGTCAATTGAATAATGCTTTTGAAGGAAAGACAGAAGCGGAACGAAAAAAAGCATTCAACAGAAATAAGACTTTGCAAATTGCGCAAACACTTATTGAAACATACAAAGCAGCACAAGGTGCATATACTGCGCAAATGTCGATACCTACACCAGACGCACCAATTCGCGGTGCGGTTGCTGCAGCGGCTGCAGTTGCAGTTGGTCTTGCAAACGTCGCGAAAATAAGAGCGACGCAATACACTTCAAGCACAACGCCACCTTCAAACACAACTGGCGGCGGAAGTTCTGCAACACCTTCATTCAATACCACTGGAGGCGCGCCACCTTCAAACGTTCCGTCAATGAACCCGTTTCAACAGTTAGTGCAAAACAGACCAGACCAAATAACACCGCGTGCATTTGTTCTTGCAGGCGACGTAGCAAGCGCAACAGAAGCGCGTGAAAAAGTTCAAAACCTTGCGCGCTTGGGATAAAAAAAAGTGCGTCACGTTTGACGCACCTTCTTTGACTTAAACCTTAAATTGGAAACTCTTAAATGAGTAACACAAAGAAAAATAAATTCAAACAACAAACAACATGGAAAAGAAAAAAGTTTTGAAATGCGTTATTGACGAAGAAGGCAAACTTGGTGTATTTGCAATTGGACTTGTGGAAAGTCCAGCCATTCAAGAAAACTGGATTGCACTGAGTGAACACAAGTTCAGCGCTGAAGTTGACGAACGCAAAATGCTGTACGGTGCTGCAATGGTTCCAAACAAATACATTTACAGAATTGACGAAGACACGATGGAAGAATTTTACGTTGTGTTTGACGAACAAACAATAACGCAATGTGCGCAAATGTTTTTAAAACAAGGCATGCAACACAACCACACGTTTGAACACCAGTTTGAAATTGAAGGTTGCACTGTGGTTGAAAGTTGGATAGTTGAAAGTGAACAAGACAAGTCGCGACACTTTGGAATGAACGTGCCAAAAGGAACTTGGATGCTGGGTGTAAAAGTTGAAGACGAAAGTGTTTGGCAGAAAGTGAAAGCGCAAGAAATAAAAGGCTTCAGCATTGAAGGTCGTTTTGCTGAGTTGCAGATGAACGCCGCTGCAGATAACGTAGAACAACGTATGCTGAAAGAAATAGAAAAGTTGTTTGCATAGAGTTTGTGTTTTGTTCAATTTGTTTTTGTGTGTAGAAGCGCGACTGGAAACGGTCGCGTTTTCTTTTACGCCAGAAATTTTTTTTAGTTGTGTGGGAAAAATGTTTTGTTGCACATTCTACACAAAAGCAATTCAATGAACAACAAGAAAAATTTCAAAGAACAACTGAAAGCAATTTTTCAGAAATTCAATACAGACCCAAGTGTTCACGGTTTGAAGTTTGAAGATGAAATGAAGTTTGAAGCAGAAGCAAAACTTCAAGACGGCACTTCAATTTACACCACTGGCGCAGCATTTGAAGTTGGTGCTGACTGTTACACAATGGACGAAGAAGGCAACCCAGTTCCGTGCGCTGCTGGCACATACACAATGGAAGACGGAATGCAAGTTGTGGTTGGTGACGACGGAAAAATTTCCGAAGTAATGGAAATGAAAAAAGAAGAAGAAGAAATGTCAAAAGAAGACTTGCTTTCAGTTATTGAAAATTTAAGTCAGCGCATTTCAGTATTGGAAACAGAGCGTGCAGAAGCAACCACCAAACTTGCAAGCGAAAGCGAAAAGGCGTTGAAGTTTTCCAAAGAAGTTACTTCATTGAAAGTCGAATTGTCTGCGTTGAAGAAGCAACCAGCAACTGGTTCTGTAAAAGACAAGACAGTTGAACACGCATTTTCAAAACAAAACAAGCAAGTTGAAAAGTCTTTTTCTCAAATGACTTTGAAAGAAAGAATTCTTGCAAACATGCCAAAGAACAATTAAACAATAACGAATAAAAAAAGAAGACCAATATGGCAACCGCATTAACACTTGACACTTCATACGCTGGTAAATACGCAGGAGAATATTTGCGTGCAGCGTTTCTTGCAAATGAAAGTTTGCAACACGTAACCGTAAAGGAAAACATTGACTGGCGCGCAGTTGTAAAGCGTCTTACAGACGACATTGCATTTGAAGCGCCGACTTGCGACTTCGCACCACTTGGTGAAATTGCAGTTGAAGAACGTTGGATTACATTGAAGAAATTTCAAATTCAACGCAACATTTGCAAGAATGACTTTTTGAGCGACTGGCCTGCAGGTGATTACCAGAAAGGAAACATTGAAGCAGCACTGTCTGAAAACATTATTGCAAACATGCTCGAAGGTATGGCTGCATACAACGAAACAACTTTGTGGACTGGTAACGGTTCGCTTGCTACACAATACGACGGTCTTCTTCGTTTGATGGGTGCAGACGCAACTGTTATTACTCCAGCAGCCGTTGCAATTACAACTGGAAACGTGTTCGCTCAACTTCAAGTAGTAATTGACGCAGCACCGCTTGCAGTAAAGAATGCAAACGAAAAGCCAATGTTGTATTTGTCAAACGACGTTTGGGAAAAGTACATGTTCGCAAGCGCTGCAGTTGGTGGAAATGGCTGGTACAGTTTCGGCGGTCCAGAAGTTCCAAAGACTTACTTGGGAATGTATCAAATTGTTGTGTGTGGTGGTCTTCCAGCAAACACAATTTTGTTCATGCGCAAGTCAAACGCTTGGTTTGGAACCAATTTGGTTTCTGACTGGAACAACATTCAAGTTGTAGACATGGGACAATTTGCAGAAGAAAACGTTCGCTTCAGTGCGAAGTTCTTTGCTGCAGCACAATACGGAATTGGTTCTGAAATTGTCGCATATTCAACTTGGTTTTAATAACTAAAAAAAAAAATTGACATGGCTGATTGCTTATTGACCCAAGGGTTTTTGCTCGATTGCAACGAGGGAGTTGGAGGAGTAAAGGACATTTACATTGGCAACTGGGAACAGTTTGATACTGGTGTTACCTTCACTGGAAACATTATTACTGCTTTGCCAGAGTCAACACTTTGGCGCTATCAACCAAACCGCAACACTGGTGCTGTTACAATTACTCCTACACCTAACTTGGAGAATGGAACACTGTACTACGTGCAAGCAGTTGAGTTGACGCTTGGTAAACTTGACCCAGAAAAGAAAGCACAACTTGAACTTTTGTCCAAAGCAAAAGTTGCTGTGTTCGTTCGTTTGTACGACGACCAAATAATGATGGTTGGTAGAACAGACGGCGCTTTCTTGACTGCTGGAACTTATCAGTCTGGTAAAGCGAAAGGTGACTTGAATGGTTACACGCTTACACTGACTGCAGAAGAACCAAACCAACCAGACTTCTTGGAAGAGTACACAACAACACCGTTTGACAACTTCCCAGACGTGACCGTTGCAGTTGACCCAATACCATAAACTTATTGAAACGCAAATAAAAAGGGCGGGCATTGCGCTCGCCTTTTTTTTTAAATGCCATGTTGTACATTCAAACAAATACTGCAAACCAAATTGTGCGCTTGACGCTTGACGAAGCACGTCAATTCTTGCCAGCGTACACACACTATCTTGTTGTAATTACGCATGAAGAAAATAGTTCTGTTGGTTTTGAACTTCGTCAAGTTCCTACTGTCATTAGTGAAACGCAACGTATAACCACTTTGGAAATTACCACAGTTGGTTTAACTTTGAACGGACGTTACCGCTATGAAGTATATGGTCAAAACAGTTCAACAAACATTGACATTGACAGCGCAGTTGTCGTTGGTCTTTGCGAAGAAGGTTTGCTTGAACTCACTGACAACACAAGTTACTTCGACGTTCCAAACGTTACAATTCAAGACGACATAATTTACAATGGATAAAGCACCAAATGTTTTGAACTTGCAGTTCGCAGACTACACGCCAGTAAGTCCACGCGAAAAAGTTGACCGTGCAGGTTACGTCAACTTTGGAGAAAAGAATTTGTTCCCGCAATACCTTCGCGAACTTGCAGAAACTTCACCAGTGCATGGTTCACTTTGCATTTCAATTGCAGACATGATTGCTGGCAAAGGTGTTGACGCTGGCACAAACCAAGAACGCGTTGACGCGCTTGACGTGTCGCATTCTTTCTATGGTTGCGCGCATGACTGGAAACAGTTTGGCGGTTACTATCTTGAAGTAATTTATTCAACCGATAGAAAGACAATTGCAAAAATTAACCACTTGCCATTTGAAGAATGTCGAATTGCAATTGAAGAAGAAAGCGAAGACGTTATTGGAATTTACCACAGTGAAGACTGGTCTGCAATAAAGAAGAAAAGAAACAAACCAGTTTTCATTCCGCAGTTCAATTCATTGAAAGCAATTGAACAACCGCGTCAAGTTTACTGGTGTTTCAATTACACCAGTGGTCAAGTGTATCCACGTCCAGACTATTGGAGCGCAGTCAATTACATTGAACTATCAAAGCAAATTGGAATTTACCACGTCAACAACATAATGAACGGACTGTTTCCGTCGTTCATTGTTTCATTCTTTCAAGGTCAACAAGACCCAGACACGCAAAGAAAAATTGCAAACGACTGGGAAAATAAATTGAGTGGCGCGCGTAACGCTGGCAAGTTCATAATGACGTTCAACGAGCCAGAACACACAAAGCCAGAAATAACTTCATTTCCAATTTCAGACGCGGACAAGCAATACGAATTTCTTTCTGAAACAAGCAGAAAAGAAATAATGATTGCGCACAGAATTACAACACCGCTGCTCTTTGGTATTCGTGAACAAACTGGTTTTGGTAGCAACAAAGATGAAATGGTTGCAGGTCTGAAAATTTTCATGAACCAAGTTATTGAACCAGCACAGCGCAAACTTACAGACGGCTTTGAAGAAATTCTTTCGTTTGAAATTCCAAACATTGAATTGAACGTTGTTCAGAATACACCAATTTCAATTGAAGACGTGACCGCAGAAGTTGCACCTGCTACAAGTCAAGCGACAACCGCAACAGACAACGCTGCAAATGCAGAAGAAACGAATGTTGCAGCAACCGCGTTGAACGGCGCACAAATTACTTCGCTGGTTGAAATACTTATTCAAACTGCAACTGGAATTATTCCGAAAGACAGTGCGAAGGGTGTTGTTCAAGCGGCATTCCCAACATTGACGCAGCAACAAGTTGACGCAATTTTCAATTCAATTGTGGTTGGTTCCGTCAACCCAACAGAAGTTGCAATGGACGCGCTGAAGTTGACAATGTCAGAACTTCAAAAAAAAAAAGTAGTTGCGAATGCTGCTGAATTTGAAGAAGAAAGTTACAAGCCAACTGATGAAATGGTTGGTGAAGCAGAACTTGGTTTAAAGTGGCGTGAAGAATTTGGACGCGGTGGAACTGCTGTTGGTGTTGCGCGTGCGCGTGACATTTCAAACAAGAAAAATTTGTCGCTGGATACTGTCAAAAGAATGCACAGTTATTTTTCACGCCACGAAGTAGACAAGCAAGCAACTGGATGGAAGCAAGGCGAAGAAGGCTTTCCAACTGCAGGTCGTGTTGCATGGCAGTTGTGGGGAGGTGACGCTGGTCAAGCATGGGCGGCGCGTATTGTTGAACGTGTCAAGAAAGAAGACATGTCTGACATTGACGTTGCAGAATTTTTAATTGAGTGCGGTGACATTGCTCCAGAAAATTACATTCTTGTTGACGCGTTTGAAGTTGACTACGACACAGACGACCAACACGAAGCAGAAGTTGAAAGCATTGTGTTGCATGAATTCGCAACGCGTGTTGTTCCAGCGACAAGTCCAAACCAAATAAGCGAACAAGACAAGCGAATTGACGACAAACTTTTTTTGACGCGCTACCGTTACCGCGGAGTGCGTTCACCAGATACAAGACCTTTCTGCAGAAAAATGTTGAACGCTGACTTGCTTTACCGCAAGGAAGATATTGTTGCAGCAGAAAACAAAGTTGTAAATTCTGGTTGGGGTCCATTCGGCACAGATACATACAGCATTTTTTATTTTAAGGGGGGCGGGCACTGCAATCATTTCTGGCAAAAAGAAGTCTACATGTCAACACTCAAAACCAAAGTGAGTTTGACAAGCAAAAGCACAAGACAAGTTGCAGTAAAGACTGCAGAAAAATATGGTTACAAAGTGCGCAATGAAAAAGAAGTTGCACAATTGCCAACCGACATGGATTACCACGGCTTTCTTGAGAGCAACCCAACATGGGGGCGCAATGGAACTGCATACAAAAAAAAATAAAATAACATGGCTGAAATTCTTTTCATCAACGACACATATATAAAGAAGTACACACAAGTGAACGGTGCAGTTGATTCAAACATTCTTTACCCTTCTGTGTATCTTGCACAAGACAAGTATTTGCTTCCATACTTGGGAACAAATTTGTTTGAAAAACTGAAAGACGACGTTGCCAACAACACGTTGTCTGGAAATTACGCGACGCTGGTTGACGATTACGTGCGCCGTGTTGTACTTTGGTGGACAATGGTTGAAGTCATGCCGTTCTTGACATACAAACTTGACAACGGAACACTGGTGCAACGCACAAGCGAAGACGCGCAACCAGTTTCAGACCGCGTGTTCAAAGACATGCTTGAACGTGCAGTAAACAACGCGAATTACTACACTGGTTTGATGGTTGACTTCATTTGTGCAAACAGTTCTTTGTTTCCAGAATACAACAACAATGTGTTTCCACAGCGCGCGCCACTGCAAATAAAGAAAGGTAGTTCAGAAATTATTTTTTCCAAAGGAAATACTGCAACAAGTCGCGACTACTACGGTGAAATACGTTTAAGCCAATTGCCATGAAGAAAGAAACACAAGAAAAACGTCAACTGTATTTGTTGAAGTTGAAGAAATACGAAAAAGAAAAATTGAAAAAACTTTATACTGAAAAAGAAAATGGAAAACGCATTCAATGAATTCGTAAACGAAATTGTTTTGTTGTTTGGAAAATTCAGCACATACATTTTCGGAATTACGATTGGTCTTCTTGGAAAACTATCTTATGAAATATACATGAAACGCACACTCAACTTTATTCAATGGACTGCTGTTGTCGGCATGTCTGTTTTTACTGGTTACGTGACAAGTGTTTATTGCAATTCGCAAGGTTTTGAAACACAAGCGCAATTCATTGTTCCACTTGCAACACTAATGGGAGAAAAGTTTTTCATTTACTTAATTGAAAACCACAAGCAACTACTGGACGCGCTGTTTGGTTGGTTGAAGACAAAGCAAAACAAGCAGAAAACAAAAAAGTAAAATAAAATAAACTCGAATAACATGGAAGAATTATTGCCAACTACAAACGCCGACGCAATTCGTGAACTAATTTTAATTCTAATTGGTTTAATCATTCGCGGAATTGAAAAACGCAAATTAAAAAACGCAGACAATGCCAAGTCGTAACATTAAAGACTGTGTTCCACAACTTCAAGACGCATGGACACAAGCCAGCGCCGCGTTCGTTGCGAAATACCCACAACATCCAAAGCCGTTCTTAACTTGCACGCACAGAACTGAAGCAGAGCAAGCAGAACTGTACGCGCAAGGAAGAACAAAGAAGGGAAAAATTGTAACTCAATTGAAGACTGGAAGCAAACACAATTTTTTTCCAGCGCACGCATTCGACATTGCATTTGTTCGCAAAGACAAAGCGCTTGACTGGTCACCAAATAACTTCAAGTTGTTTGCAGAAATAGTCAAGGAAGTTGCACCAAGTGTAAAGTGGGGCGGTGACTGGAAGAAGTTCAAAGACTTACCACACTTTGAAATAAAAATTGAAGTGGAAATTTAAATTGTCTTTGCAATTTCGTACGGAGCAAGCGTGTCAAGTGAAACAAACACTTGCAACTCGAAGCCGCCGTTGTTTTTGAAGTGCATGAACTTGCCTTGCTCCAGCATTGCAGTTCGTGGAATGCGCCAGCATGCGTGTTCGTCTTCAATTACAACTGTGTCGAATAGTTTTGCGTTGTCAAGAATGTAATGATTAAAACCATATTGACGCGTGCGCCACATAAAATGTTTTGTGCGGTCACGTTTTACGTGGAACTCGCGTTCTGGAATTCGTATTGTTCCAAGTTTGCGCTGAAAATTTTCTTCTTTCAAGTGCAAATGAATTGACGCAAACGTTCCGTGGTGCGTTGAAATAATTTTGTTTCCTTCTTCGTCGCTAATTGTGAAGACATTTGAAGGCAACTTGACCTTTGTCTTCGTTTTCTTTTTTGTGTTGTTCATGGTATTTTGCAATTAGTATTATTAAAAAAATGAATGCAGCAACAAGCACTGCAACAACAAACTGCTTGTCAGTTATTACTTGCTTTGGCTCTTTCCAACCGTCGTGTTCTTCATTCTGGAATTTCATTTTTGCAAATTTCTAAAAGTGTAACAAGTCCAATGTTTATGTTTTGCTTTTCAAGTTCATTCAAAATTTTCTTGAAGCGAAGCCCAGTATAAAAGTGGTCAATTGCACCAAGCCAAATTGTGCCAATGAAAGCAAACGCCCAAATAATAAGCGGCGTATAAATTTCAAGCAGCGCAAGCACGTTCACCACAACACCAGTTGCAACAAATAATTTTCGCAACCAGTCTTTATTTCTATTCAGCCAGCGGTAAACGTGCAAGTCTTTGTAATGCTTCTTGAATGTACTGCGCACAAGTGCGCGTTCAATGTTTTTCATCTTGTTTGAGTTGTTTAATTTTGTTTTTGTAGTATTGAATTCGCTCTTTAATTTCTGGAAGCGTCATGCGAAGCGGCAAGTTTTTTTTTGCAAGTAGTTCTTCAAGTTGCTCGTATGTAATTCTTTCAAGTATTCCTTCACGATATTCAAGCAAGTTGCCGTGTTTGTGCTGGTTGCATTCGACACACTGTCCAAAACAATTCGTTTCTGTGAAGCGAAGGTTTGGATAAGAACCAACTGAAAAAAAATGACCAGCGTCATATTTGCCAACCAACGGTTTGCCACAAGAAACACAACCTTTGTTTGCGTCGCGTAAACGAATGAACTGATTGAACACTTGCTGCAAGTCACGCCGCCAGTGACTAATTGACTTGACGCGTTCGCGCATTGCTTTCAATTCGCTTTTTTCTTTTTTATGCTTGCTCAACTTTGCGTATTCAAGAACGCAGTGAACGTTGGTGCATACTGGTTGCAACGTTGAGTACAGCGGAACGAAGCGCGTTCTGCAGACTTTACATGTCTTCGGTTTCTGTTTCATCAAATTCATTTATGAAAGGACACATTTGCAAACAATGTTCTTCAGTTTGTGCAAGATAGTAATGACCGTTGTGCATTATCATTCCACCAGCGAACACCGCTTCCATGTCTTCAACGAGTTCTGAAAACATTTGCCATGCTTCTGCAAACGTGAAGAACAGCCAACAATAATACTCGTCTGCTTCCCAATCGAATACGCGCACAACGTAAATTTCAGAAAGCGAAATTGCTTTTGTTTTCTTCTTCATTCCAGTCGACATATTGCATGACTTCGTGTTTAAATTTCATTGGAACAATTCCAGTTCCACCGTTCCTTTGTTTTGCAACAATGTATTCTGCAAGACCAGACGTGCTGCTTCCATCTTCTGTTTGTTCAATGCCGTAGTATTCTGGACGGTAAAGAAAAACAACAACGTCCGCGTCTTGCTCAAGTGAACCGCTTTCGCGCAAGTCTGAAAGCATTGGGCGCTTATCTTGTCTTGCTTCAACTTGACGCGACAACTGCGACAATACCACAATTGGAATGTTGCATTCCTTCGCGACTTGTTTCAGCGTGCGACTTATCGAAGAAAGTTCTTGTTCACGGTTCATGTTGTTGCGTTTATTGCTTCCACCAAAGTTCATCAATTGAATGTAGTCAATGTAAGCAATTTCTACATTGTGTCTGTACTGAAGTTGTTTGAGTTTTGCACGGAAGTCGAAGACTGAAAGTGAAGAACTGTCGTCAATAAAAATTGGTAGTGCATTCAGTATGTCAACGGTCTGGTAATACGTTCGCAGTTGGTCTGTGTCAAGTTTGTACTTCATCAAATTTTCAGCACCAATACCACATTCCATTGAAGCAAGTCTGTAAACGAGTTGAACGTTTGACATTTCAAGCGAAAAGAAAGCAACTGGTATATTTTTTTTTGCAAGCGCAAGAACTTCTGAAAGTGCCATTGCAGTTTTTCCCATTGCTGGACGACCAGCCATGTAAGTCAAGTCAGACTTCTGGTGACCACCAAGAATTCTATCAACAGCGCGCACGCTTGTTGAGTAACCGCTGACTTCAACGCTCATGTTGTAGCGTGCAACAATGTTTTGAGTTGCTTCTGCAACAATGTCTTTCATTTGTTTTGCGCCTTGCTTCAAGTTGTTTTGAAATACAGAATTCATTTCATCCATGAACCTTGTATAAATTTCCAGCGCGTCGTGTTCTTCGCTTGAACTGTCGTTTGAAATAGTCGCACCAATACGAACGAAGGCGCGCTTCATTGCAAGTTGTTTCAATACTGCAGACCAGTGTCCAATGTTCGCAGTTGAAGCAACGCGGTTGGTCAACTGTGAAACGTACATTGCACCACCGACTTCTTCAAGCATTTTATTTTCTCGCAGTTTGCGCGTGACGGTCAATAAGTCAACCGCTTGTCCAGCGTTGTACAACTGCTGAATTGCTTCAAATACTTTTTTATTTTCAAGTGAGTAAAAAATTTCTTCGTTCAATTCGTCCATGTACAGCACGCACGACTTTGGCTCAAGCAAGAACGCACCAAGAACTGCGCACTCAAGTTCTTTGTCATGTATAAACTCTGTCTTCATGCTGGTCTGTATTTGGTTGGTGAAGTGTACACTTGCTTCGTTGACGAAGTTACGTTTTTGTTTTCATCTTTGAACCATACGCCGCGCATTTTTTGTTTCCAGTTTTGAATTGACTTTCCTCTGCTGTCTTTCCAATTTGCTTCGTTGTAATAGTGAAACGCATTGCGCGCAACTTCAACTTTGAAATTGTTTTCAGTGAAGAACGTTTCAACTTCTTGCAGCGAAGGTGCAACAAACTTTTCTTTTTTCTTTGGTTGCACGTTTACATTTTCACCTTCTTTCCAATTTAAATTCCAGTGTGCGTTTTCAAAATTTTCATTCTCATTCTCATTTGCATTTGCATTGTCATTTACATTTACATTAGTTTCCGCTCTGCTTTGCTCTTGCTTGTCTTCTGCTTCGCGCTTGCGTTTTGGCTTCATTCCATTTTCATAACGTCGCATGTTTGCTTGCAGTTGTGGTTTGATAAGAATGAAAACTGTCTTTGCAATTCCATTCAGTTCAATTTCATTTGCTGAAAAACTGAATTCCATTATTGCGTCGAACACTTGACTTTTCGTTGTTGCGTCCAGTTCTTTCATTGCTTCAAAGAACGAACGATAAAATACAATTGAATTTCTTTCCATGTTGTTTTTGTGTATAAAGAAGCAGCACGCAGTGAGCGCGCCACTTCTGTTTTTATTTTATTGTTGTAACCACTGCGCAACCAGTTCGCGCTTCATTTCATTTGCGCGTTCCATGCGCTTGCACATTTCTTCCATGTCTTCAGCGTTGGCATGTATCAAAGCAACGTGAAGCATTCTGTGTTCTGGCTGTCGTGGGTCGAATGAACAGAACAACCAGCAGGTCTTTCCAAAAGTCAGCATGTTCATTTGTACTTGCCAATAGTAGTCTTCGTTGACTTCTTTCAAGTCGTCACCATTCTTCACTGTCGAATGCAAGTAATGGTTCACGCTATTAAATGGACACTTCATTTCAACACCAAGTTCCAAATTGTAACGCGTGTCAAACATTATTGCGTCGGGACTTGCGCCGCTGTATTCATTGAACAACTTGAAGGAAGGTTTCAATTGTGTTTGTTCTTCTGGACTTCCAATGAACTGCGCAACTTTCTGCAGCGCGTGTTCTTCCCACTCGTTGCCCCAGTCGATTGCGCGCCCAAATGCGTCATCGTTTGACAAGCCAGTGACTTCTTCCATTGCCTTGGAGTAAATGTATTTAAGCGCGGTCTGTGAAAGTTTTCCAGCGTCCTTGTCTGCTTTGGTGCGCGGCTCTGTAAATAAAGAACTGACTTGACTACCAGTGAAGCGACCAAGCCGCACCTTGTCCCAAGCAATTGAATTTTGCGCTGCTTGTTGTAGCGCGTCCAATACAAATTTATTTGTTTCCATAGTGTGTTTCAATTAAATTTAAAAGTGTTTGTTTTTGTTCTATCGACATAACGTCTGAAAGCGCTCCGATTGCTTCGCGTACTTCAAATTCATCTTGTTGGTTTTCAATTGCCAATTTCAATTTGTCGAATGTAGTTGGAGGCAGTTGGTTCATGTTGTCAGCGGTCTTCAACTTGAAAGGTTTGTACTCGTCTTTATTCTTGCGGTTCAAGTCACGACCAAATAATTTTCCAAGCGACAACGCTGCATTCTTCAAGCATTCTGTTTTGAGTTTTGGAAATGCCATGTCCAGCGCGTTTGGTTTCTTGTTGTCTGCATTCAATGCCCAGCGGTTACGTTCGCGCAAGTCGTCTTTTATTTCGTCGGGTACTTTGTCGACTGTAATGACAATTGAAGCAGCACCAATGCGACGAATTTCGAAACCTGTAATTGGATGCAAGCAAACTAATTCAAGCGAACCTTGCACTTCATTTGCAATTGCAGACCACTGAAAATTTTCTGTGCGCCAGTGACCGAAGAACATTTCGTCCAGCGTCATTTCAACGTGCGACACAACCAGCGTTGACGCTTTGCGGTCTGGTGTTGCTTCAATACCTTTTTCATCTGGCATTGAATTAAGACGCGCTTGAAATTTTTGCAGCGCGTCAAGTGTTTCATTCTGGAAGTGCATTGCTGTCAAGTTTATTAAATTGAACTGCCACCAATTTGCGTGCGTTGAAGTAGAACGCGTCGAATTCTTCTGGTGTAACTTGTTTGGACTTGCCGCTGAAAAATTCTTCCAGCATTTTGTTCACTTCGTATTTGTCGGGCGCACAATGAATGTACACACTGAATTGAAGTTCTTCTTCTTTTGATGCACGCCACTTTTCGTACACGCTGCACTTCAACATTTGTTCTTCGTCAAGTATTGCAGCGCATGTGTATTCGTTCTGTTGCAAGTAAATTGGAAAGTTGTATTCAACTTCAACTTCTTCTTCGCGTTTAATCGTGAAAACCTTTTTCATTTTGTTTTTGTATTTGTGTGTTTAAAAATTACTGTTTAATTCAATGCGCATGTCGTAACCAATACCACCTGCAACAAAGTTGCCTTCGTTGTCTGGTGTTATGTCGTAACCGCGCACCTCGCAATGTTCGTACATGACGCGCAACGCGTCTGCAATGTTTGTGAATTCAAAAAATTCAATTTCATTTTTTGTGAAGTGCTGTATTGTGAGTGTGTATGACATTTTAAAAAAGTTTTATTTGTGTTTGTGTGTTTGTTTGAATTTCTACTTTGTCCAGAATTGCAAGAACTTGTTCCTTGTTAAAGTAAGACTGCACGCCGCTTGGAATTTCTTTCTTGAGTGTTTCAACATGTGTCTAGATTCGTTGCCA